AGCCCTGTGCCGGGCTCGTTAGCGGGCACACCGTTGACGAATACAGTTGTGTGCACTGATTGTGCACCTGTTTGATTAAACCCAACAACTCCTCCGTATCCGCCTGGGTTATAAGTAAACTCAGGTAAAACTGCGCTTGCTAATCGTGAGGTGTAAACTGGATCTACATCTGTTACTGTTATTGGTTGACCGACTACAACGGTCTCTTGAATGTTGTCTTGTGCATTTACTGAAGAAACTGTTGTAGCTAGTAAGATGCCATACAAATAATTATTTCTATTAATCATTATTATCCTTATGTTAATTAACAAGCTAATTATACACAGAATCTATGATTAGTCAAGTAAAAAGTGAAGCCCGGAGGGGATCCGGGCTTCGTGGTGCTCTTGAGGGGATGACTAACGTTTGAGCACCGGGGGAACCGTTAGCAATTGTACTTATATTAAATACCACCCTTCATGCATGTAGTCTGGGCAAGTCTGACCCAATTATCATTGTCCATTTGCTTGAGGTCAGCAATCTTCAAAACCATACGCAAACTAATCTCACGAAGTTTCTGTGCGTTGTCGATCATGAAGTCAACAACTTCATTCTTGCCTTCTTCACCGAAATCGTAATCATCTAGCATGCCATCTCGCACAATTTGCTTGATACGAATAAACTTATCTTTGACACTGTTCATAGTCAAATCCAAGTAGTGACAACGACTCATTAACGCACTCAAATGATCTTGAATCTTCTTAGAACGGACGTTTTCAAAGTTCACGTTTGTGATAAACACTACGCCGCCTGCAAAATCAAAACGATCTGGGATTCCTTCTCTACGCAATGCTGAACTCTCAGACTTCCAACTAATAGTACGCTTCTTGCCTGAGTCGAGTACTGCCTTCAGCATGTTCAAACAAACCTCATCAAACAAGATACTGTCGCAGTCATCAAACACAAGAACGTTGCCTTTGTCACTGTTCATGTACAGCGTCTGATATAGACCAATTGGGGTCATAGAGCCTTTTACAATTTCAGTACGGGCTGGCTTGCCAGCTACCTGAGTAAGCATGTCGTAATCTTCTAGTACAGTTTCTACACCAAAAGACTTACCAACACCCGGAGGGCCACTTACTATCATACCACGCACGGTACCTTCTGCTACAGCATGGGTCATACGATCAAGAATGTCAAAGCGTTCTTTGATACGCTCAATAGCATCTTCTTCGGATTCCTCTTCTACTGCATCTTCAACAGAAGCAACTTTTGGTTGCTCTGCAAATACACCTGGAGTAACATATTCTACGTCATCTGAAGGGTTATTAATAAGTACACGAATTTTTGCAAACTGATCGCCTAATGCATCAGTACCGTCTACAGTGATAAATGCACCTTTCTTACCAATGTTAAGAGGCTTAATAATTGGAAATACCAAGTCCTCAATAACCTTAGAACGGTAAGTGCCTTGCTTAATCTTTACAAATTGTGTCATAAATTGCCATCCGTTTATTTAACTTACAAGTACTATTATACTGATTTTGAGGCTAAAGTCAACCTTTTTGCCAGTTTTTCTGGCATTTTTTTAAGGAAGGTAAGTTGTTGATTTTAAAAGGATTTTAATCGCATGTAGGAAATATACGTGCATATGAAGTTGTATAAACCTAAGTAAATCAAGTAGTTAATGCTGAAATAGAACCCTGAAAATACGGCCAAGCAGCCAAGAATTCCATTGCTGTGCATCATGAATTTATGATATTTTTTCCCCAAGTCCAAGTACCTTGTATGATTTTTGCACTGCAATAGCCTGATTATAGGCATCTGCAAGGGCTGAATGATGGTCAATTTGAGCGCCTGATTCGTCTTTTCTGGGGTCGCCGGGGACTAGCTCAAACAAAGTTCTACTGTCAGCTTCTTCCCAATAGAACCAGTTTTTATGTATGTTGTACTGCTCATACAAGTGCTCTAATATGCCGTAGTCAAATCTAGGTCCTTGTGCCCACTTCTTGTCGCAACCGACCATCCACTTGTTTAGCTCATTACAAAACTGCTCAACAGACACTCTGCCCTCTAACTTGAATGCATCTTCCTGTATATCCTTGTCCTGCTTAGACCACCACTCTAGTGTACCAGGATCAACAACTCGCCCATTTTCTGTTTGTTCGTCTATGTCTATCCTGAACATTATAGGGGAATGAGGAGCCACATCAGTTGTGGGGTCAAACTTTACGCCGCCGACACTTAAAACTACTGCGTCACTCTTAGTACCCAGTGTCTCAATATCAATCATTGCATGAGTTGGCATTATAGAGATTCACTATATAATTTGTTAAACACAGCCTGTGCCTCTTCTTGCGATAATCGAGGTTCGTTGTAAAGATCCCGCTCTTCACAGTTTAGATAAAACCACTCTACGAAGTTCTGTGAGGCAGACTTAGTCTTGTCGAAAGTAAATGTATTTTCCATCTTTAGCTACTCCTACATAACAATTTACATAATAATAGCAATTACTGTCTATAAAGTCAAGTATTTTTTGAAATATTTTTCACAGAGCGAATCTTCATTGCTATAAGCCTCGATTTCCCAGGGCTGATCTTCGTAGCGTCTTGTTAAAAATCCGTGGTCAATTTCGTTTAAAATTAACTGTTTAGCATGTATTAGTTCATGCATTAGGTTACGGAGAACTTCGTTTCTAGTGTAGTATTCGCCCTGACAACGACGGCCCAAGCCTATAACAATATTTTCATCATCGCCATAACAATAGCCTCCCAATTGGTCTTCTAATTCCGTAACCAAGTCTATTGTTATGTCTACATCGTGTGTTACTGCACTGCACTGATCATGTAAGTATTGCTCGCATTCTTGTACTATCAAGTCTCTTTTAGCAAATCGACCGGACCAATAAATGTGTATCATACGCTTATCTCTACTTGATTTCTGAATTTGTCGCTTTGCAAATGCAAAAAATTGGCGGCTCGTCGTTGTACTGTATAATGGTATATATCCAAAATATCCTCATTTAAGCGGGCCATTTCTTTGACACAAGAATCAACACGTTTTACTAGATCAGTCTCTTCATCGTAAGAATGGTCTATTAGGTCTTTAAAGACGTCAAAACCAAACTGTTCTAATTTTTTGATAGATCCCGGAGCATTTATTGATAAAAACAACTGCTGAGAATATATAGGCTTCCATGTTTTTTCTGTGAAGAACATACGATTACACGAACTCTCTGTTATAACATTTAGAGCCGTTTGATCATATGCCGGACTACTTACTGTATGGTCGTTAAGATATGTATCAGTGTCTGCAATATCATCGATCGTAATCGGACATTTGTGCTTTAGCATAGTTGAAAAATATTCGTACTCAGCCGAATAATCTATTATGTCTTGTTGCCAATAATCCGTTTGTAAATGATCCCTAGCATGCTGTTGCTTATCCCAAAGAAAGCTGTGCAACACAGACTCTTGCATGTTATGTGAATAGATCTTATTCAGCATGATCATCCTGTGTATCTTAGGAACAGAATTCAGGCAAGAGAATTTGTGCTGTATCGGTTTTTCCTCAAATGGGTATACCGAATGACTATACGGCAAATGAAAATAAGATGTATAATTATTGTCGTTCGCATCATCACTGAGAACTACTACTTTCTTATCTGCGTGTGTATCTATAAATTCCTGAATGTGGCTAAGACTGGATGAGTCCATTGGATTGTGACTCATATCCAATATTACAGTCTCAAACCATTTGAGTTCGGGTAATGTGCGGCGGAGTAAATTATCGTTAACTATGACGTAATTGTCGTGTATAGCTAATTTACTAGACAACCACGGTATGAGATATTGTCTACTAACTGTGCCTGTATTGTAAACTTCCGCCAAATCAAGAATTTGTTTCATCTTAGCTAATAACTATGTCTTCCATACCAGCAGTTCGCAATCGAGTAATATGTCCGATTTGCCACTGCTTAGTATCCAAGCCCTTCATTATACCTAAATACTTATTTCTAATTAATGCATACTGATTGCACAGGTGTGTTAAGTTTATTACGCTATCGTCGCTGTCAACAAACTTTTCAGCGTCTCTGCTACTTAATTGCCTATTGTACGTTTCTAGATACTTTCGGAAAACTTTACTGCGTTCTTTACGCAGTTCAATATTCAAATGCTCTAGTATTGCTTCAATCTCTTGCAATTGATTAAAACGATGCTCAGTAATGCCTGGAAGGGCAGCACTAGATTTCTCTAGGCTACCCTTGATGTGGCACTCGTATTTGGATTCCTCAAGTTCCCTCTCATAGAAGTCAATTGAGTCAACTAGGGAACCGAGATCGTCTACTACTGATCGATACCATCCCATAAATTTTACTCCCAGTCGAACCCTTCTTCGTCGTTTTCTTCCTCTACACCAAAGTGAGATTTTGCTGCAGCTTTTAGTACAGCATCAAACGAACTAAATTCGTCTTCGATGCCCACAAAGTCCAATTCTTCATCAAGTACACGGATAAGTTGCTCCGAAGCCTCAATGCGATCTTTCTTTGGAATGAACAACTTAATAGTGTCCCAAACACTGATGAGTACTTGTATATCAGGATTCATCGATCAACTCTCCACCATTATTCTCAAATGTGTCATCAGCTACATCACCCACATCAATCTGATCTTTCTGTGGATTTTGGCCCCATTCATTTATAATCAGTTGGAGTTTTTCGCCTGTCCACTGTTTCCTAAACTCTTTAATAACTTCGCCGGTGATCGGACTAGTGTATTCAAGTTTATTACCAGTTTTTTGCACGATGCCTTTTGCTTCAAACATTTCCAATAGACCACTATATGGATCCATTCCGCTTTCGTATGGAATCTTAATCTGCACACCTTCAAAAGGTTTGCTGTATCTAGACTTCATAACTTTACATGCGGCGCGAATACCTTGTACAGTTGACGTTTTGTTACCGTCCTCGTCTTCCTTGAGTTTTAGTTTACGCATAGCAACAACAATACTCGATGCATAGATAAAGCCTTGGCCACCGCTGATTTTATCATCCGGGTCAAACATATCTTGCGATGCGTATGTGTGGTTAGTTGCAACAATACCTACTGGGAATGGAGCAATTTGGTTAACCATGTTACGCACTAGGGCAGTTAGCGCCTTTGGCTTTCTACCCATATCACCTTTCATGTCACCTTTTTCAAATTGTGCTACGTCTGTCGGTGTTAATAACATTCCTAAACTATCAATAACAAACAACAACTTGGGCATATCTTCATAATCCAAATCACCGTAGTTACTTTTATAGTCCTTCATGAAATCACTCAATGTCTTAGCAACATCGTCGATCATGCTAACACCAATTTTAAGCAGTTTATCAGGCTCGGTATTTACACCCAATGCTTGTAGCCAATCTTCGTCAAGTGCGTTCTCAGAATCAAACAATACCACCTGGCATCCTTGATCCTGCGCTGCTTTAGTTATGTTACCAGAACAGATAAAACTTTTACCTGATCCGGATTCACCTGCAAAAACACTAACCTTGCCTAGCGGAATACCTTTATTAAAGTCACTGCTGATTAAGTAATTAAGTGTTTTATTTCCTGTGCTGATCCAGTCTTTAGGATCATGGAAGCCAGCACTAATGCCTGAGATAGACTTAGTGACTGACGTCCTGAACTTTGTCAAGTCAAATGGTTTCTGCATAATTTTTACTCCTTAATTACGAGCACGAATCATGTTTAAGATATCATCTGCACTAGGCTTTTCCTCAGAAGCTGCTTGTGCCGGAGCAGGTGCAGTTTCAGCTACAACCGTAGCAGGTTCAGCTACAGTCTCAGCAACGGGTGCTGGTGTAGGTGCTGCCGCTGGTGCTGGTGCTGCCGCTGGTGCTGGTGCTGGTGCTGGTGCAGGTGCTGCCGCTTGTGCTGGAGCACTAGATGCTTGTACCGCAGTGCTTGGAACTTCTACACCATATGGCTTATAAAAGTTACCCCACTGTTCTGGGTCATACAAATCACCGTTTACACTTGCTTCAAACATCTGTGCAATTGCTTGCAGGTGTGCTTGATCTGGACGCTTAGGCAGAAACTCCTTTAACGTGTGCAAACCGTTTGCATCAATTGCAGCAAGTTCAACTTCGTCTAATGCACGTTCTTTCCTAGAGTACTTTGATGTACTATAGTCAGCGTATTGTCCTTTAGTGGTTTTAGTAACACGGAAATCTGTGCCGTTAACATAATCAACTGGCAAGTTTTCCATATCAGGGTCCATTAATGCAGCCTTGATAATGTTAAAAATTTGGGGTGAAATAACAAATCTGCGAACAGGATTGTCAGGTGCTGTTTCGTTCAAAGGATTTTCAGTTACGAAGCCTTGAAAGATATATGAACGCTTTTTCCAATACTTACGACCCATGTCCTCTAGACTTGGATCTTTAAACCAAGGGCGAACCTCAGTTAATACTGGACAAGTGTCTCCATACATTTCTGCACAAGGTACTTGTACAGTTACTGGTTT